AGGTCCTCGAGGCCGTTGCTGTTGCCGGCCGACCGGTGCCGCCGATCGTGTTGCATGGGGTCGCCGGTGATCACGAGCTTGCTGCCCTCGCCGATGCGCGTGAGAAGCATGAGCATTTGCGTCGGGGTGCAGTTCTGGGCCTCGTCCACAATGATGAAGGCGTTCTCGAAAGAGCGGCCGCGCATCATCTCGAGCGGGCAGATCTCGATGACCTGCTTGGCAATGAGGCCCTGGAAGCGCGCCGGCGTCATGTACTTGTAGAACACGTCAGTCAGCGGCATCAGCCACGGGCTGCACTTCTCCTCAAGCGTCCCCGGCAAAAAGCCGATACCTGGGCCGTCATCCACGTTGACCATGGGCCGCGTGATCACGAGCTTTTCGATGCTGCCCTCGACAAGCTTCTTCACGGCCATCGTACTGGCGATCATGGTCTTGCCCGTGCCTGCGGCACCGGTGGCAACGACGATGGTGGGATTCGGGTTTTCTAGGTGTGCTATGTATTGACGTTGCAGCTCGTTGCGGGGAGCGAGGTGGGGGCCCTTGGCGAAGCTGGCGGACAGCGGGGCATCTTGGTAGCTGGAGCCCATGCCGTTCGAAGCGTACGCCATGCCACTTGAGGTGTAAGAGTTGCCGTAAACAGAGTGGTCGTCGTCGCTGTCACCGAGGATGGAGTCACGGCGGCGAGACTGCTTGCTTTTACCCTTCATAGATTTGGCCCCTGCCATTGCCGGAGATATGACTTTGGATCGGGGAACATTGGGTCCATTCATACGTTTGAAAGCGAAAGCACTAGAAGACGGGGAAAGAGTAGGCATCAAGACCTCCTACCCTCCAAACATAAACATTTACAACGTGCCTCTTGCCTCCCCTCCCCTTCCCCCTACTTAAAGGCATAAGTGACACAAAACCAAATGCATGGCATGTCTGGCCTGCCCCGCATCATTGGCGTGCTAGGGCGCTCACGCGTCGGCAAGGACACCTTTGCCAACGTCGTGGTTGCCGAGAGCGACGGGCTCTACCAGGTCCACCGGCTCTCGTCACCACTTAAAGGCGCGTGCATATCGTTGTTTGGGTTCACTCATGCGCAGGTCGAGGGCCCCGAGAAGGAGCGGGTGGACGCGGGCCATGGCATACGTCCACGTGACGCCATGATCTGGCTCACGCAACAGACGATGGCATTTGCGGGCCACGACTTTTTCTCACGTCGTTTATGGGGGGCGTGGGACCGGGGATTAATAGGGCCTTACATCATAGTTCCAGACATCAGGTATGAGCACGACATCGAGTGGGTACGGGAGCGGGGCGGGGTAGTGGTTAAGATAGAACGCACGGGGGCAGGGGTGACGCACGAGGTAGAGGATATCATCGACACATTGCAGGGGGATTATTTGATCAAAAATGAGGGGCACTTGGGAGTATTTGAAGAGCGTGTGCGGGATTGGGCCGCGGGGTATATGTGATTTGGTGTGGGGGCAGGCAGGGGCAGGGACAATCTTTTTTCATGGAGCTCGACGTGAACGTCAAGCCTGACAATCCCCGAACGCACTACAACGCACTACTTAAAGACAAGCGTTGATCCCATGGTAACGGAAGAAGCTTGGACCGAAGGAAGGCCCAATGGCAAACACATCCCCGCCGCCCGATGCACACTCGCTCATGCTGTCGTCTCTGACGCAGCACTTTATGAAGCATGCCGATCAACGTGCCCAACTGGCCGAGCTAGTGGATGGGAACACGGCCATTTCGTTGCGGCTGCTCGATTGGTTCGTGACGCACTATTCCAAAGAGCACAACGTGACGTACTGGCTGGTCGGTCCTGGGCATGAGCTGTCTGAGACCTTCGGTCAGTGTGTACCAACGGCAGTGGGCGGCGCTCCCCGTAAGATCAACGTCTACCTCGAGTACCGGTCTCAGTTGCGGGCCTTTTCCAAGCATGCCTTTGATCCGTTCCGACGCCACAACCGCATCTCGTTCGTGGTGGCGTCCAGTCCATTGCGTACCATTGATACGACGGTGGGCCAAATGAACTTTTTCCGATGGGCCATTCAGAGCCGCGTCATCGAGTATGTGCTCAAGCACCTGACGGCCATCGAGGACTCTATGAGTGCCTTCCAGCAAGAGCGCCGCAACAACCGAAATGCAAATGCTGAGGTGGAGGCCGTCGAGGCGCCCGTGGCCAAGCCTTTGGCAAAAGCGCGCCGTGCGCCGGTTGCCAAAGCGCCCGTGAAGATGTTGATGACGTTCGATTGAGTCGGGATGAGGAGTATTTGTTTTTGTAAAGGTCTTGATAAGTAAGCAAGCAAGCAATGCTCATCGAATGGGTCGCCCTTCTGGCAAAGGTCGCATTCCTCTCCGGTGCATCGGTCTTTGAGAAGATTGGCTCCAAGAGCATCGATGCGCTCCCCTTCCAGCTGGCCCGCTCCATCTGGATTCTCGTGGCGCTGGGGTGCGCATTTGCCGTGAGCGTTGTGGTGTGGCGCCAGAAGGACCGCAAGGACAACGGAGCTAAATGGGCCCTTTATGGCGCTCTATCATCACCCGTCGTCATCGCCTATTCGCTCTTTGCCGTGTGTGGGGCCTTTATCTACTTGTGGCTCTTGAAGCGCAAGGAGCTCGCTTGGATGGTCATGACGTGGCCCGCCACAATGCTTGTGACGATCCTGATAAGCGTTGTCTTTCTTGGCGAGACCAAGGCGTGGGGAGCGCGTCAATGGATCGGGGCACTCTTGGTTCTGGTGGGCATGCCCATGGTTCTGGTATGAGCGGTGTGTGAAAAATGAAGAGCTGCGACGGTTAACAGCTACGCTTAGTACGAAGAGCTCTCGCCGATCTCCAGGGGGCGACGGTTGATGTCGCTGTAGGTGATCGAGGACTGGTTCCACGGCGAGACCGGGCGCATGGAGACCGGGGGCTCGCTGCGTAGCTGTAGGTTCGGGTTCTTTAGGCTCGAGCCGACGGTGTCGATGCCGATGTGGTAGCCCGCCGTCAGGAAGTTCTGGTCCTGTAGGTCGCCCTGGCCGGCAGGGTTCATTTGTGCCCACTTGCTGTTGGACGCATCCTTGGGCAGCAGCTCCGCGGCCGACAGGCGGTCACGGGGGAAGCAGGCCGGGGTCGGGCCCTCCATCGGGCCAGGGCGGCCAAGGGCACCGCCGCCGCCCGACGCCAGGGCATTGGTCTCGTTGCCAGTGGGGTCCGAGGGCGCGTAGGAGCCGACGCCCGCAGCCGCCGCATCCGGGCTGTACTGGGCGTTGGCCACGTCCGCCGGCGATTGGCGGTAGGCCGAGGCGTCGCCGTTGAAGAAGCGCTCGGCGGCCATCATCTTCGAGCGGTTGTTGTAGCTCAGGAAGATAAAGCCAACAAGGACCAGCAGCAGAAGAATGGTTACAATGACATAAGTGGGGTTCGACTTCATGGTTGAGGTTAGTCGGGTACCGGGGTGGCAGGTCTATATTCTATGTTAGATATTTGCACGACTGTCCTGGAGAGTTCGCTCAATGATCGCTAAGCGCTCCCGCCAAGAAGATCCCATGGTCGACAGGGCGCGGGCGGCCTCCAAGTTGGCCTTCAGGGCCGCATGCGTGCTTTCGAGGTCGGCCAAACGCACTCGGGCCGCTTGCAGCGCCGGCTCGAGGTGGCTGGCGATTTGGGCGTCCCAGTTGTCCTCGACGTCGGCCTTGACGCCGGCCTTGTCCGGCATGAGATCGGCGTCGACGGCCGACGTGGCCTCTAGGGACCGGAGGACCAGGCGCAGCCGAAAGCGCCGCTTCTCGAAGAAAATGCCGGCGACGTCCACGACGGCCGTGGCCGTGAGCGAGCGCTTCGGGGCGTGCGTCCAGAGCCGATGGAAGGCGTCCATGGACAGCGACTCGGACTCGCCTTTGGACAGCGACTCACCTTTGGACAGCGACTCACCTTTGGACAGCGACTCGCCCAAAGTGAGCTTCGGCGGGTTCTTTATGGACGTTTGCATCTGTATCTGAACGCCCCGCGACGCATCGACGCGGTCCACGGTCGGCTCGAACAGCTCGTTGATCTGGTCTTCCGAAAGGGCATTGGTGAACCACGTGCCGTTGTTGACGTGCGTGGCGGCCAGGGCCTCTGTGTCGAGGATCTCGAGCTGCTCGGCGGCCCAGTTGTCCCACGGCACACGTATGGTAATGGTGAATGCCGCTCCGGCACGGATGTTGATGTACGAGATGTCGCTGATGGTGACGCGCGTCCCTTTCGTGATCGGCACAAACACGGCGTTGGCGGTGCGCTGTGGGCGGCCAAACTCGATCGTGGTGAGGGCGTTCATGGATTGCCTGCTTCGCTGGCTTTGCTGGCTTCGCTAGCGCGGTTACCGGGAACGAAGGGAATTGTTACGTTCAAAGTAACGCAAGGGTCTGTCTGCCTGTATGGAACCTGCAGCAAGCGAACCTGTAACAGCGCCCGTATGCCCTTGGATCGGCGCCGTCCCAGCAGATGCCCCCATTGCCGAGCGACCGCCTTTCACCGCGCCGAGGGAAACCAAGGAAACCGAGGGCAAAGAGACCGAGGAGAGCCTTACGTGGATGGAGTTCATGAAGGGGCTCATCCAAGATCACTGCTCCAGCATGCAGGTGCAACGGGAGCTCTTTAAGCCCCTCCTAAAATGGTTCCTATGGAACATGTTGCCGTACGTCCTGCTCTTCATCGGTCTTAACTTCTTTGCGACGCTAGCGGCCATGACTCTGGTCGTATGGGGATCAAGGCAAAAAAATATGGGGTTAGGGTAGTTCTAGCAATCAGTCAATGGCCCCTAAGGTAAAGAGCGCATCCAAGAAGGGTGGCAACCTAGCGGGCCCCGCGGCAGCAGGCCTGCTTCTTCTGGCCGAGGAGATCACGCGCCGGTACATGGCGGCGCAAAAGAAGACCCGTGGCGGCAACGATGCGTTGGAGGAGACACTCGACATGGTGCTACCGTCGGGCGGTGCCAAGAAGGGACGTGGGCGTCCGCGCAAGGTGGTGCGTGGCGGCTATGAGGAGTACACGATGCCGCCGGGTGCCATGTCGACGGTGACTGCACCTATGGCTCAGGCCCCTGCACCCATTCCGGCCATTGCTCCGTCTGTTCCGTCTGTTCCGTCTGTTCCGTCTGTTCCGTCTGCGGGAGGCGCCAAGAAGCCTAAGCGCAAGGTAAAGGGTGGCGGTGAGCTAGCGGCCTGGGAGCCGATTGTGGCCCCTGCCGTTGAGCTAAAGCCGCAGGTAACGGGTGGTGCCAAGCGGAAGCCCGGTCGTCCCCGTAAGGTGCACGGTGGCAACCCGGTGACGGCCATGGAGCTCTTCAGTACGAGCCTAGGCGATAAGATTGCGTCTGGTGTGCAGGACATGTTCAAGGCGCACCAGAATGTGCTGGCAGGTGCGGGCGCTTCGGCTGCCGCTGCGCCCCCGGCAGTCGCTGCCCCTGTGGCAGTCGCTGCGCCTCCGGCTGTTGCTGCTCCTCCCACCACCGAGGCGTTCCAAGGCCAGTGCGGCCACTTTGGCGGCGCTAAGAAGAAGCGCACTGCGGCCAAGAAGCCCACGAAGAAGCGTACCCAGTACGGTGGCGATATGAGCGCGATTGTTGGCGGCGTCTTTTAAGGGCGCAACTTGCTTTAAAAAGTATACTCCGGGCGGGAGTCGGACCCGCTCTAAAAGCTCATAAGACTCTTGTGCTCACCGTTACACTACCGGAGCGCTTGGGATTGTTTGATCATCCCATAGTAGTCTATTTGTTTTTCCTTTAAGCCAAGACAGGCCTTAAACAACGCACGTGTCCTTGCATTTGGAGGGTGTTCTTGGAGCACCTTCCAAACCCAGCCATGCCCGAAAGGCCCGAGGTGACCGTATGGGTGTGGTCGGGGGCGTCACTTTGTAGAAGTGCTCGAGAAGGGCGCACAGGGCACCAAGGGCGGTTACATACGCTTTGCGCCCACGGCCACCCGGATGAGCATCGGCGAGCGCAGCGAGGAAGGCAGCAAAGGGATTGGATTGGCGCGCCTTTGCCATCTTCCGATAAGCCTCAAAGACCTCGGCGGGGTCGGGGGCCGGACCCGAAAAGGCACTGGGCTCGGACCCCGCCGACCCCGCCGAGCTCAAGTTGACGCGATTGTGCATGTTGTACGCCCATTGCGGAAGGTCGCGTGGCCTCGACGGAAAGGGGAGCTGTGACAGGTGCGTGGCAAACGATGCCCGGCACTTGGTGCATGGCAAAAGGTACTCGAGGCCCTCGACGAAAGAGCGCATGATGGCCAAGTCGGCGTACGTACGTGTCTTGGCGGCCGTCAAGTGTATCAGCTTCCATGCGCTCGGCCCCCAGATCTTTGGACTGATGTTGGCCATTATGCCTTGCGCCAGTCCCGCTAATCCTCGGTCATAAAAGATCCCGACACGGCCGCTGGGACGCTCGGCGCATTGGGCTGGCAAAGGTCCTTGGCGATCTTGCGGCCGCGTTTGGCCGCGACGTCGTCCGTCTCCATGGGGGCCTTACGAATCCGGTAGAGCCGTCCGGCTTGGCGGAAGGTGTAGAGGCCGGGGCTTGACGCGTTTGCGTTCATGATTGCTATGTCAAAGCGCGTTGTGTTTAAGTCCTTTTTTGTGCAGGCCGCTATGCAACAGGCTCTGCTAGGCCCGAACAATGCAACTGAAACGTTGCCTTTACGGCGAGGAGGCCGAGAATGCAATGGCGGCCGGCCAGGCTGCGTTGATGTGTGACGATCCTGTACGTGTTGACGCGGCCGTCGAGCGTATCTTTGGTACGTTGCGAGAGTTGCGTTCAGAGACCATTGCCGACCACGTGCTCGTCGACGCCGACCTGGGCAAGTGGGCCGAACATAAAAGTGGGGTCATGACGGTGACTGGTTTGGCTCTGTTGCATGAAACGCTGCGGCGGCCCTTGAGCGACGTGACTGCCCTGAGTGCACGTCAAGCCATGGTCCGCGCCATCGGCACGAACGCCGAGGGCCGCCACAGGGCTAGGCTCGAAGAGCTGCTTCATGAGGCACGTACCCTCGAGCGCGATGGTCTCTGGGTCGTGGCGCGGCCTGACCTCAAGAACACGTGGCCGCTGCCCTTGCTGTTCCCGTCGCTCTGGGGTGTGCGGTCCCTCAACAAGATCAGTGGCTTCCACGAGGCATATCACCTCTATCGGCTGCTCTTGAGCCCCGGCGCCACGGTGCTCTATCCCCTTATGATGCTGATCGGTCCCTGGTGGTACTTGCGCACCAAGCTCAAGTGGCCGATCACGTTGCAGGCTTACTTTGGCTTTTTGTGGAAGGGACTGCAATCGATGAACGGTGGTGGCGGTGGCGGCAGCGGTCACATGATGTTCACCGTGGGCGTCTACGTTGCCATGTATGCCTACACGGCCATGCAGGCCATCGACATTGCCAAGCGCGTCTATGGTGCCCGACGTATCTTGAGCGAGCGTCTGCGTAAAGTGCACCGTCTCATCGAGGTGGCGTGCGAGCTGAGCGATATGACGGGGGCACTGGAGGACACTTGGTGGGGAGCGTCATCGGGACTATCAAGTCCTACTCACATCATGTCGCGTCGCTTCAAGGGCGTATGGCAATGGTGGCACAGCCCTTGCGTGGTTGCAGACATTCAATGGGCATTGCGTCAGGTCGCCGCAGCGGACGTCATGGCGATTGCGGTGCGTCATAGCACTCAGCAGGGTTGGTGTATGGTGGATTACGTTGAGGCCGAAGCCGAGGCCGAAGCAGGGTCGCGCTTCTGGGCCATGCGGCATCCCTGCCTCGACGAGTGTGTGGACAACCCTGCGTGCCTGCGGCGCACGATGATCGTGACAGGCCCCAATGCTGGCGGAAAGACGACGTACGTGCGGTCGATCTTGGCCAACGTGGTGCTGAGTCAGACATTGGGCGTGGCACGTGCCGCTCGGGCGCACGTGTGTCCTTACCACCAGATCCACAGCTTCATGCGCATCACGGACGAGACAGGGACGCAATCGCTGTTCGAAGCCGAGGTTGCGCGGTGCACGTCGATGTGGCGGGCGGCCTGTGCTGCACTCGGCCCCGTCTTCATGGTGCTTGACGAGCCCATGCACGCCACGCCGCCGACCGAGGGCGCCGCTGCCGCGATGGCCTTCTTGACCGGGCTGGCACGAACGTTGCCCCACGTCCGGGCCGTGGTCACGACGCACTATGCCCACATGGTAACCCTGGCACGTACGGACCCTGCTGCGTTCGTGAACGTGTCTATGGAGGCCCACTTGGTTGCAGACGGAGCTTCGATCCACTTCCCCTATCGATTGCGTCACGGCCCGTCCTTCCAGAGCATCGCGCTCGAGCTCATGCGCATTCGCGGCACCTTTCCCGATGCGTTCATCGAGGATGCGCTCAAAATGAAGGAAAAAATAGGTCGCGGTGAGGTAGTAGTTTAGAAAGGCAGCAGCATGGACAGCCACATCATGATCAGCATGCAGATTGCCATCGTGGGCATCGTTGTGGTCGTGGGCCTGTTTATCCTATGGCGCCGCATCGCCAAACTCGAGGAGCGCGTCGATGCACTGATGCAGCCCATGCATGCCGGGTGCGGTTGGACGGGCGAGGGCGCTGTTGAGGGCACGGGTGACATGGATGATGGCGAAGCTTGGGCTGCATCAGCTGGGCAGCAGGCTTGGGCGTCCCCTGAGGACATCATGTCGGCTGTTTTTGACGTCCAGCTTGATGGGCCTCTGGCTCCGAAGGCACACGTTGTCGAGGTGGAGGAGAAGCCTGTGCTGCCTGCCAAGCCTTTGGTGCCCGCTACGACAATGGCTGAGCCCGACCTCGTAACTGCCACCGAGGCCGCTCATGCCGTTGAGGCCGTAGTGGATGCCGACGTCGAAGCCGACACTGAGAGCATGGTGGCCAGCGGCGGCATGAGCAAGACGCGGCTGCGCAAGATGCCGGTGGACGTGCTGAAAGAGATGTGCCTGATTCGCGGACTGGCCAGCGAGGGCACGAAGAACGTACTGGTCGATCGGATTTTCGACTCTGCTTGATGCCCAAAACTTTTCTGCATGTGGATTAGTATAGTAAGTAGTAGCCCTTAATGTCGTCTTGCCAGTCGTGCTCTCAAGTGGGTGACAGCCCGTGCCCTTCGCGCATGGCGGACGGCCGTGCCTTCACCGATTACCGCCCTCGTTGCGCCGTCTTTGCCGAGCTGATGGACAAGGTGGCAGCGGTGGGCGCACCGTCTAGTGCGTACGAGAGCCGCATGTACATCCAGCGTAACGCCGAGTCGTGGATGGAGAACGATCGTGCCGCGGCCCTGGCCCGCATGGCGCCGTGCGCCCCTTGCTCCCGGCCAACGGGTGACCCTGCGACCATGCTTCCGGAGCGTTACGTTGTGCGTTGCGATGGCGTTTCGTGCTCGCGCACCGAGGTCAACCCCATGGGCCTCGGCGATGGTCGCCAATACTAGGCGATTGCTAAAACATTGGCTCTTGGTAGTGGTAGTGGTGGTGGTACGTACGCAAAAATGAAGCGTGTCTATACGTCTGCCCATGCGGATGCGTCGATCGACATCTCGGACGATGGCGTCGTCGAGATCGTCGGCCAAGTGCATGCACCCGAGGCCTACGAGAGTGTGACGCTCCTGGCGGCCAGTCCGCCGACGCGGGGCGTCAGCTACGCAGGGTCGGCGCTGCCCTTCCCGTGCCCGCAAATCGCCTTTGAGAACACGCCGAACCAGATGGTCGTGCCCCAAAGCGGTGCCTTCAGCGCCAAGATGTGGATGCCCAATGCGTACTACTCGCACGACGGCATTGAGCGTGTGCCGCCGTCGATCTTTCTGACTCTGCGCAAGACGGGCGCGGCGGTCCCCGTGTTTGTGCGGTTCGAGCTGCCCGATCGGTTTCCGTTGCGGACACTGACACATCGTAAGGAGCGCACCGGTCCCGACTTCTACACCAGGAAGGCCGATGCCATCGGAGTGCGTGGACAGTTCGAGATCATGCAGATGCTCGAGCGCGTCAAGGTCATGCACGGCACCGGTTAGTGTTGCGCCCTTTGTGCGCCCTTCGTATGTTCTTTTTCGACAATCAATGTAAAGCGCTGCGCTACGCATTGACACTAAGCATGGAGATCGCACTGCTATCTACATTGCTTAGCAAGACCTTTCGTGATCTGACTGCGGAGGGGTTCCAGAGCATGGGTAAGTGCGGTCAAAAGGAGGCCTTTGCTACTGCTACTCCCATTCCAAAGAAGAAAGAGTCCAAGCGCTGGATATGGATCCTTGTGCTCATCATTTGGGGCATCTCGAGCCTTGTGGGCATCTACTCGGCCTACCTATCGTGGAAGACCAACACGTTGTTTGACATGCCGACGGGCCAAAAGGTGATCTTTGCGATCTGCGCGTTCTTCGGTGGTATTCTGTACTTGATCCTTTACTACGCCTTTCGGTACAGCGACGTCCAGTATGTTCGAAGCATGAAAGGAATGGTTGGACCCGAGCGGTCGCCCGAACGTGCTATAGATGAGGTTGAACAGCCTTTGGAACAAGCTATTGAGGCGGACCCTGAGCCGTTTAAGGCTACGCAAGAGGTCATGTCTGACTATGACGTGCCTAAGGACTATGACGTGCCCAAGGACTATGACGCGCCTAAGGACCGTATCTTACCCGAGACACCCCAAAGGAGCCGCGGTGGCAAAAAGGTACGGCGTAAGTAGGCCCTAATATTTGGGTGCCACGCAAAAAATGGAGGCGACCCGCCTGGGCACGCATTCATTTGAAGTTAAGAATGGCGGACCTTATTGAATACACGGACGCTACGGACGCTACGGACGTCACGGACCCTGTGGACGCCACGGAAGCCACAGAATCCGCAGACCATGCATACCTTCTGTACTGGGTGGACACCATCGATGCTTGGGCACATATGGAGACGGTGCCGATGTTTTACGTGACAGTCGACATTGTAGATCGGGGCCTGAGCTTGCGCCTCGACAACGAAAGCTACGACGACGAGACGGGCGCGATGGTGACCGATTGGACGTTGTGGGACTTGTCAGGCGACACCATCTATGCCATTCACCTAGATGCCCTACGGGATCTTGTGAGTGACGCGACCACCAACGTCCATGCGCTCGTGCAGGCAGTGCGGGCCGAAGACAATGTGTGTATGAGCATCTTTAAGAACGGCACCTACACAGAGTTTGACGGGCCGTTCGAGTCGTGCATGGAGCACGTGTGCGGAATGGCTGTTGTGCACGCTTAGGCTAACCGTGACACATGTAACGATCATTTTTGCTTATTTGTCATGCCCGACAATCCCCGTCAAGCTGCAAAGATCGCGATATCGAATGGGCGGCGCGCAGAATGTCAACCTCGTGACCCTTCGCATTCCACCATTTAAAGAACCAAAGTCCTGTAAATAGCATTAGATTACATCGATTCGATTGCTCAAAATATTGTGGTGTTCGTAATGAACCTTGTGGACTGTGGGCACCATTTTACGCATCCGGACTTGTACAAGCAAGCACTAACGCATCCCAGTTTTGCAAAGGGGGAGCCAAACTTTCAGCGTTTCGAGTTCCTCGGCGATGCCATTCTCGAGCTGGTCATTCGGGAAGCCCTCATGAAGCGGCATCCCGATGAGCAAGAGGGCGCACTGTCGAAGCGCAAGGCGGCGCTTGTATCGAAAGACGTCTGTGATGTCATTGCGCGCCGACTCGGACTGGATGCGCTTGTGCGCATCGGCAATGGCGTCGTCCTCGCAAACACCTGCATTCTGGCTGATGCACTTGAGGCTCTGATTGCCGCCATTTGGTTTGACTGTGGGGGCGATCTACATATATGCCGTGCATGGATCATCGGCCTTTGGGAACCCTTTCTGTCGGCGTCTGAGCGCCCGCCCATGGATCCCAAGATGGCCTTACAGGAGTGGAGCCAGAGCCAATTTAAGACGTTGCCGCTCTACGAAGAGCTGGAGCGTACCGGACCCGATCATAAGGCGCATTTTAGAGTGCGCGTATCGGTGCAGGGGTCGAATGAGAGCCCTTGCGAGGCCGAAGGGCCCAACAAGCGCTCGGCTGAAAAAGAAGCGGCGCGACTCATGCTGCTGCGGCTTGGCATTTAAAGAGAAGGACCACATTACAATAGCACGACAACATGTAGCGTGGCCTTTCTAAAGCCCCGTCAGCATGGTGTCGTCTAGGTCTAGGCATTCGTCTTAGGCCGCACCCTCTTCTTTCGGGTTTTTAGAAAGGCCATTCTCATTTTTGTGGCGTGTTTGCCTCTGTGATGCAACCATTGGAAGCATAGCTCTCAGGCATGTACGTGTGGAACTCGCCGTCGTCGCCCTGAAAGGCCTCGCGCTGTAGGCGCTTGCTGTACTTGAAGACCGAGCGGCGAATCTGGGCCGGCTCAGCAAAGAGGCTGACGATGGCCGTGTGAATCGGGGCGTCGCCGAGGCGGCGGTAGAACGTGAGGCCGCTCTCGTCGATCTGCTTGAGCGCGGCCTGCACGTCCGGTCGGGCCCAAAAGGCCGTCTTGGTAATGAAGTAGTTGTTGAAGAAGTAGACCATGCCCCAGACGGGCAGTTTCTCGCCCAGCACCGGCAGCGGGTCCTCCGTGATGCTCAGCAGGCTCCGGAACGGGTGGAACTGCACGGCACGTAGCGGGATCTCTTGCTTGGTGAACATCTGGGCCACGGCGGCGCGCTTGGCCGGGTTGGCCGCCATCATGTTCTCGAGCAACTCCTTGAAGCCGTAGTTGCACAGGGCGCAGTCGACGCTGAGGATGTTGGACGAGTAGATCAGATCGTTCTGGGCCATCCAGGCAAAGAGGTCGTACGTGATCGGCTCTTCGATGATACTGTCGTCGTCGAGGCGCATGATGTAGTCGTAGGCGGCGGCGTACTTCCAGACGAGCAGCGACCACCAGCGGCACATCATGCGGTACTTCATGTTGCGCCAGTAGGGCACGACCTTGAGGTCCACGCACCGTTGGGCCTTGACGGCATCAATGTGCGGTGGCAACGTGAAGTCGGCGGGGTCGAGCGTTTGGAAGCTGACGAGCGAGCGGCACGAGGCGCGGATCGACATGATGACCTCGCGCTGGTCTTTGGCTTGGTAGTCGCCCTCGTGGAAGATGAGCACCGGGTACCGGTAGACGGCATTGTAGTTGCGGAACAGGAAGTAGAGGCAGTTCTTTAGGTGGACCTTACGCGTCGGTGTGTTCTGCGTGAGTATGAAGATGGCGGCGGTGGGTGCGGCTGCGATTGTGGCTGGAATCGTAACATTACTCGAAGCCATATTGTTGGACTTGGTATGGTTGGTCTTAAAAAGAATGGGTGTGCCTGCGCTTTAAGTGGATGCTTACTCGGGCTCTTCAACACCCTGGAGATCGGCAATGCGCTTGAGGATGCTGGCGCTCGGGTCGCTTAGGCTGGCGGGCGGCGGCTTGATTGTTTTGGTTGTTGCGGTGGCCGTGGCAGCCGGCACGTCCGCGGACACCTTGGCAAACGGGACCTTCGACGCCTTTGCGGCATCTGCGGCGGCCGCCACGGTCGGGTCCACGAGCTTGCCTTCGGCGATGGCCTTGGCCTTGACCAGGACCGCAATCTTGTTGATGAGCTCCAGAGGCGAGCATTGCTTGATGTCTGCGTCGTTGAGCTTGGCCGTGGCCTTGGTTACACCAATCGCATTGGTGTCGATCTGCCAATGGCGCACCGGCAGGGCGGGCACGAGGGTACCGGCCGTGTCCTTGCACTTTTGCAGCTCGCTTTCTACATCCTCGAGGGTCTTGCTGGCGTTGTCGATCTTCTTGAAGAGCGCAACCGTGATCGCGTCGAACTCCTGCTGCTGAGCCGTCAGTATCACGTCGATGCCCGACTGCTGCTTCTCGAAGTACTTGCCCAGGGTCTCGATGGCCGTCTCATCAAGCGGCGACTTGAAATGGGCAAAGGCAATGAGCTTCATGTCGAAGCCGCCCTCCGGGTTGATGACGATCTCGGAGTTGCCGAGGCGGATCGGGGCCGGCGCGTCGGTCGTGAAGAGCTTCTCGAGCTTGGTCTTGCCGATGTAGAAACGGATGGCGGGATCGCGACTGGGCGAGGCGCGCTGGCCCTCGTCGTAGACAAGAGTGTACATCGTCGGCGTGCGGTTCGACATGAGCATGTACTTGTCGACGACCCATTGGTAGGCCTTGGATGCGTCGCCGAGAATGACCTCCAGCAGCACGTTGCGGTTGTCGCGGCGGCGAATGGCGATCTCGACGATGTTGGGGTTCTCGGCCGTCAAGCGGTACAGCACTTTGCGGCCTTCGCCCTCGGCGAACTCGACCGTCTCGATCACGCCGTAGAAGACGATGGTGAAGGATTTGAGGGTGACGGCCGTTTGGCTTGATTCGGTGTGGCCTACGTCGTCGGACGAGGGGCCGATCAGCTTGATATTCTTGATGTAGGCACCAATGTCGGTGGGCAGCTGCGTTTGATCATTGCGCACCTTGAGCTTGCTGGGCAACGAGGCCGTTTGGGCGATGGGGTACATGCGGAAGCCGACGTCGGGGCGGGTCAGGTCGCGCCACACATTCTGGTTAGCATCCCACGTGGGCATGCGGTCCGGGGCGCCCTCGATCTGATAGGCAACGAGGTCACTGAAGGCACTGATGTAGAGGCGAAGGTTCGATGGTGTCGTCGGTAGGAAGCCGTCGGCGGTGCTGAGTGTCTCTGTGTAGTCGATAGACTTGGAGTCCACTTGGGTTTCGCCGGCAAAGGTCTCGATGGTACCGAAGGGGCTGCCGAAGCTGCTGCCGAAGGGGCTGCTGCCGAATGCGCTGGTGTTTGGCTGCTGTGCTGCAGAGTCACGGTCGCTGCGGTCCGGGCTCTGCATCCACAAGACGATCAGGACGAGCAGGGCCCCAATGCATGCCGCGAGCCAGTAGCTTGGCGTTGTTTGCATTTTATGCGCTTTTCCTACCCGACACTCTATCTTCGTGGTAGAGATAAATGCGCGGTGTACAACTGTGAAATGTTTTGTTCGAGTGTAACTAGAGTAACAGTAGGTAGGGAAAAGTAGTTATGAAGCTCGAGCTGAAAAAGTTCAACATGAAGTGCATGCAGTTCCAGCCGGGGGATCGGGAAGGGCGAACGTCGCTGTTTTTGGCACCGCGCAACCGAGGCAAGTCTTTCTTGTTGCGCGACATGCTGTTCCACATGCGGGACCTGCCGTGGGTCGTCGTGATCTCGCCGACCGAGGGTGCCAACGAGTTCTTCCAGAAGTTCGTGCCTGGCATTCTGATCTACGAGGAGTACACGCCCGACATTGTCGAGAAGTTCGTGAAGCGCCAGATTCGCATTACCAAGAAGTACAACGACGAGAAAAAGAAGTATGGGCGGTCCGACATTGACCCGCGGGCGGCCATCATCCTCGACGACATGCTGTACGCCGGCAAGGACTGGGTGAACGACAAGAACATCAAGTACCTCTTCCTGAACGGGCGGCATCACAACTGCACAGTGGCCCTGACGTCGCAGTCGGTGCTGGGCATTCCGCCGTCGCTGCGTACGAACTTGGACAACGTGTTCATTCTGAAGGAGAACATCACGGCCAATCGGAAGAAGATCTACGAGCAGTACTGTGGCATCTTTCCGACCTTTGACGTCTTTGCGCAGGTGATGACCCAGTCGACGCAGAACTATGAGTGTCTCGTGGTGGACAATCGGTCGCAAGGCGGCAGCATTGCCGAGAACGTGTTCTGGTACAAGGCGGACCCGCGCGACTTCCGTATGTGCCTGAACGAACTGTGGCAGATCCAGGCCATGGAGGAGGAGCGGAAGTCGCACCAGGTCGAGGAGGACGAGGACGAGGAGGAGGACTTCAATCCGCTGGTGGGGAAGCGGAAAAACGACGCGGTGATACGTGTGCAGAAGAAGGGGTGCTAGGGGCTAAAACCACCCGCGCCGGCTGTTGGCTATTTTTTCAAGAGTTGCATTGATGTTTCGCAACTCGGCATGCATATTGGTCTGTTAGGATGTGTTGACGTAGGACGTGTTGACGTAACGTAGGACACATTGACACATTGACCCCAAAAAAGGACGTAACGTTGTGTTCTCAAACTCAATACAAGCTGCGCGCGATAGTGAGACACTATCACTCACTACCAAGATGGACCCCATTGTGTACGAGCGCCCTAGCGCCCAAGGTGTTGAGAAAAGCATGAGTCACAAGGTGGCCATGTCGGCGACTATAACGATGCAAAAGCGGGAGACGTCGGGCCTAACTGACGACATCATCGATGACGTGCGTCGTAGGCTGGCACGTGGTGACAAGAACGTTGACGTCGAGAAAGCCCTCAAGCTCACGCGCAAGCAAGTGTCGAGCATCAAGAACGGCGTGGTCATCAAGTTGTCCGAGCTTGCGAACACAACGATCGCGGAGAAGTTCCTTGAGGACAAAAAGAAGCGCCTGAACGGCGAAATGGATGCTGATCTGTCGGCATCACAGAAGCGTCGGAAGCTGAGTCCCGAGAAGGTGATCGAAATCCTTACGTACGTCTTCGACAACCCGATGGGCTACGCACGTCTCAAGAAGGAGGCCCCTGAGCGCTTTGGCGTTACCACGGTGACTGTTGATATTGCGAAGTGTCTGCTCAAGGGTAAGACGCGCCTTGTCGAAAATGAGTTTCCGGTGGGTGACGTGACGTTCGAGCGCTACACCGAGATGATTGATGCGATTGCGGCGCGTGACTACAGCACGATGCGGGGCTGAGAGATTGTAATGTTTTTTTGTGTAATTACTTAAGTCACTCGCCAACGTTCATAATATTCCATCGGAATCCGCCAAAAGGCTGGTTTTCGTCAATAGCACCTTTGATGGATTTAGCTGTGATGCGATCACTTGTGTATACATGGGATATGGAGTCATATTCTTGCAATACCTCTAAAGTGTCTGGATGAAGCCGTTGTACCCGCTTAGCTCTTGGGTTTCTTTGGATTGGAAGTTTGTTTGTTTTAAGAAACTCATTTTGTATTCTCTGATCCAATGTTTCCCAAAATACCCAACACTTTCCTTGATAGGGTGCATCATATTTTACTGCATTCGACATCAAAGATTTATGGAAGGTAAACTCACTAGCAGCTTCTTCTTGTGTCCTAAAAACCCGTTCAACAATAGTCTTATCTAGGTTGAGCATCGCAACCAAGCCAACCTTGCGCTCTTGCAGCTCATTTGTTCCACCAATTTCGCGAGGTCTATTTGGATCGGGGTCGTCTTGTGGAATAAGATACCATCTGTAGCCTTTATATACCGTTTTGTTTTTTGTTGCCGTTTTTATTTGTGTAAGACTCGTTCCGGGCATATCAATAAGGACTTGAAAAATGCCACATATTACTCGATCAACCTTAGACAAATCAGATGGGTTATACAGTTGGACTTTTGGGCCACATGACTTTCTTTCCCGAGAATCACGCGATGGTGGTTCTGTGTTTCCTTGATCAATTTCTCCATCATCGGGGTCATAATCATCATTAGGAAACATGTTAGGTGCGACGTTTGGCACAGCATCTGATACGTCGATTTTGTCAATGACTGGTTCTGTGACTATTTCGGTATTGAACTTTGACTTAAATGCGCGAGATTGCATTGAATCCATAAGATGGTACATTTTATAAAGTTTTACAGGATCATTCCTATATGTTTCATGAATGTTACGTCTCTCATAAAGACATTCTGTGTTGAAAATCAGTAGTCGTTCTTCGATGGTCATTGCTTTAAAGTGAAGTGCCTGAGACTGAATAAAATTAACAAGAGACTTAAGTGTCCTTTTGTTCTTCATAAGGTACGTTTCAGTTGAGTATGCATGGTTATTAATGCGTTTGGTATATTGATATCTGGACAACCTGTTGTCCTTCTTGAGGCTTTCCTCGAACCTTCTAAAATGATCAGATGGAAACACGTGTAACACCTTTATCTGATTATGTATCTGAAAATCATTACATATCTTGGTGACTCTCCCTTGAATTTGATCTGATGATCCAAGTTTTATAACCATTCCATCTTCAACATTTTCAATAAATAATATGTACACGAGTGGTTTGTTGCGGTAGGCATGTATTAAAGCGTTGTGACGCTCCCAAGCTGCATTTTCTTCGATTTCGTCCATTTTTAGTTGTTTTTTCTTGAGATCATCCTCTAGCTTTGCTTTCGCGTCGATCATAAGCTTTTCGATGTACTTTTGCATCACCTTCTCCATTTTTATGTAGTACCCACGTACTCTTTTAGCTTTCTCCGTATTCGCTTGAAAACATAGCATTTTGAATGTTTGCACGGACATCAAGATAGTCTCTTTGTTTTGGCCGCCATGCTGAACTCGCTCCTCCCGGAGGAGCGAGTTATTTTGAGTAATGAAGTCTTTTTCTTCCGTAAAAAGCTTTTGAAGCAGCCGTAAAGCGTTGAACTTTTTAACAAACCCCATCCACTCCCACACATCGTCCAAGTTTACAACAAATGCATCATCATCGTTACCATGCTGAAGGTACATTTTAAAACTGTCCATGAAAAGCTCTTGCTCTTCAGTATTCATGTTATCACGCAACAACTTAAACAGGTCGCCGCCCTCAGACATCGCATTTGCAATGATGACATCCATCTTGTTAGCACTGTTCTCGTGCGGAACGTGCCTGTCTTTCTCACTGTTCCTAAGTATCACTCATTCCTTTAAGTGAAGGACGTGGGCTTAAAGGCACGTCCACATATTCGCATTGTCGCACCATAATGGTCTTTAGTTGCATCAACTAAATCGAAGAAAAAATGATTGTTGGCTTTTACAAGCCGATGAGGCCTGAAACTTTGTTTGTTTTTTAAGATGTAACGCTTGGAACTGAGATCAGTTCGAGTAAGCACCTTAATACCCCTAAGTTTCCCTAGGGGAGTGGACTGTATCTTAAGCGGACTCAGGTTGTCTAAACCTTCATTGTCCACCCACACCCGTTCAGTCTCTGACGGCCTACCATGAGCTTGACTTTAGCGCTTTTAGGTAGTGACCATGCGGATTGCCCAATCCTTTCCATTATTACCATACCCGAGTTCTAATTCTCGGCCAGTTGCATCTTTCGAGTGCAACCTTGGTAGGAAAGGCTCTAAGGGGTTTCCCGATCAACAAGGTATGTTGCATCTGATTAGCTTTGCATGTATATAGCTATTCAGACACTAGCAGTAGGCTTCTTTTGACGAGAGCGCTATGTTTTTCCCACGATAAGGGCTCGTTTTATCGTGGACAACTGCTTTTCGGCCCTGATGAGCTCCTGAGGTATTTGCACCTCAGGAGCTCGCGTTAAGGCCACCCATCCCAGACATAACACGTAGGACATTGTAGCAAGGTGCGAATACCTTGATAGTGCCCGTGGTCGCGTTGGTGAACTTCAGCTGAGCAGTGTCGATGCGCGACATGTTCAGGGTGCCGGACGGCTGGTGCTCCTCCGGGTTCATGGCGAACGAGTAGACGTGGATGCCGGAGCCCACGGGGATGTTCTCGTGGTGCTGGTACGGCTGGACTAGCTTGAAGTAGTCCGCCGGGCGCTCGACAAACCGATCGTGGCCGTTCAGCTGTAGCTTGGCGGTGGTGATCACGTCGTTGGCGAAGGTGACCTTGTTGGCACCCGCGGCCTTAACCACCCACACCAATTCGGTTACGGGGTGGTTAAAGTTGAGCTTAACCGTGCCGTTGGCAGTCAGGGACTCATCACCGGTGAACTGTAGCTGGGTGATTAGATATTCGTGGCTCATCTGGCTGAAGCGCCGGCGCTCGTCAGTATCTAGAAACACATAATCGACCCAAATTTTTACGTCGGTGAGGTCACCGCCGCTGGTGTAGGTGCCAGTGACAACCTCGGTCTTCGACTCGAACTCAATGTTGACCTTGACGTCGTGGTACTGCAGGGCAATCAGCGGCAGCGCTAGCCCCGGGTTGCGGCAGAACCAGAACTCTAGGGGCACGTAGCACACGGCGGCGGCGGCATTGTCGGTGCCACCCACCATCTTGGTCCAGCCGGCCTCCTTGCCGGTGGGCAGGGAGAGCTCGTTCCAGATCAGCATCCAGTCGCCGTACTGCTTGTCGATCTTCTGGCCACCGATCTCAAGCTCAATGTACTTGATGGCGGCTAGGCCACGGTAGTCGACGAAGCCATCGGTGGCGGCGCCGGACGCACCGACGACCGCCGAGAAGGTCATCTCGAGGTACATCTTGTGGATCAGGTCACCGTTGCGGGAGATCTGGGCCGTGATGCGCTTCTGGTAGCCGGCGTTGCCGTTGATCGACTGCTCGATGGACTCCATCGAGAAGTTGGTGTGGCGGCGGTAGACGACCTTCCAGAAGGTGATCTGGGGGTTACCCGTTAGGTAGGCGTCCTGAGCGCCGTAAGCAACTAGCTGTAGAAGACCGCCGCCCATTTTAGGACAAGGAACACAAAGATTTGGTTGTACTCTATGCAAAGAAAAAAAAACGGGGCGCCGCCGGGCCGGCCGGGGCGTTCGGCCTCCCTTGGCTTAAGGCCTACAACGACCAATGAATGGATTCAGGGACCGAGGGACCCAAGGCAGTCCCTATGCTCAAAGAGAAGTCAGGTAAGAAACGCCTGCCCTCCACCGACACCTCCAAAGAGATTACACTCGATGCCCGCCACCAGCTCTTCGTGGAACGCATCTCGAGCAAGGCCACCGCCCTGGACGAACAGCGCCGCTGCCGCGATCATGCCCTCCAGCAGGCCCAATCATGGAAGGCCCAAGTGCTCGCCCTGCAGAACGAGCCCTCAGAGGGGGGCGGGGACGGTACCAGTGCAATTGCCCTTGCATGGACGAGCAACCTCTATTGGCAAGACAACTACATGAGCATCGACCGCTCCATCACCAGCGTGGAGGTCATGCAAGAGGAGATCGATTACTACGAAAACACAGGGGACATCTTGTTCGAGTACTACAACCTGCTGTCCGATCAAGACAAGCTCTCAGCAGACGCACTCACCCTCCCACCGCCGCCCCCGCCCCAGCGGCCCTTGCGTGGCCGCAAGAAGCACGGCATGCCCATCCCAACGCGCAGCATCCTCGAGATTCTTGCCGGTGCCTCGGCGCCTTCCTGTGCCCCAGTCGCTTCAGCGCCCCCTAGCGCTCCAGCGGCCCCTTCGGACTTGGCCGCTCTGTCAGCCGCCCCACAAGCCCCCGAAACCGACGCGTCTGAATCAAACCCGAAGGTGACCGGTGGGACCGCTACAGGAGGATGGCTCGGCATTGCACCGTCCGCCTCGGCCTCTGCCTCAGTGTCTACAGCTTCCACCGCTGCCTCCACCTCGGCCGCCCCGCCCCCCAGGGACAAACGCGCCCTGGTGGAGCGCTACCTGGCCTTTGTGGACCCCATGTTTGTGCGGCCGCCCGATCCGTCTGCATCGACCATCGGTGACTGCGACAAATGCAAGCTGCCCATGGTCACACTTTTACAAGAAGGCATCATGGTCTGCTCAGAGTGCGGCCACCAAGAGCTCATGTTGGTCGAACAAAACAAGCCCATTCACCGTCAGCCGACGAAGGAGACGAGCCACTATTCGTATAAGCGCATCAACCACTTCAACGAATGGCTCTCGCAATGCCAAGGCCAAGAGAGCACCGAGATCAGCGACGAGATCTTCGAGCGCATTCTGGCCGAGGTCAAGAAGGAGAAGCTCGACATGACACGTCTCAAGTTCAGCAAGATGCGCGAGATCCTCAAGAAGCTACAGCTGACCCGTTACTACGAGCATATCGTTTACATCGTCTACCGCATCAATGGCATCCCGGCCCCCAAGTTCAGCCAAGAGCTCGAGGAGAAACTGCGCTCCATGTTCAAAGAGATCCAGGCGCCGTTCCTCAAGCACTGCCCGCTCCACCGCAAAAACTTCCTCTCGTACGCATACGTCCTGTATAAGCTTTGCCAGCTCCTCGAGAAAGACGAGTACCTTAAGTACTTCCACCTCCTCAAGAGCCGCGAAAAGCTGCACCAGCAAGATCAGGTCTGGAAGAAGATTTGCGAGGAATTGGGCTGGCAGTTTATTGAGAGTATTTAGGCGAAAGGTGTTGCGTAGTGAACTATGAATACCTCAAGGTACTACATTGCACGTAAGAAATTTGTCGACCGTTCGTACTATGTACATGAGTTTTACTAGGTTGGTTGTACTAGGAATGGTGTGGTTAAATGTAACATAACTATTGGAAGTAATGCTTACGACCTTTGCCGCGCAATTGTTCATCACAAAAAGAATACATAGCCTCCTCCTAAGCCGCATCACCTCCCTCCCGCTCCGCATTCGCCGCCACAATCGCCTCCAACGCACACACGTCGTGATCCGGCTCCCAAATATCGCGCTTGCACATCAGGCACTTGGACGTGTGCTTCATGGCGCTCACGCCCACCGTCATGCCTTGCACCAGGCACTTCGTGTGGTAGCGCCCATTGCAACACTTCATCTTATAATGACGCGCACCAAGCTCGCCATGGCAGATGATGCAAACGCCCTCGCGCTCATCGTCTCCTTGCGTCTCCACATACTCCACAGATCGAAAGCCGGTAATGGTCCAGCCCTTGTCCACCATCTTGCCGATGCGCACGATTTGGTGCCGATTCTCGCCAATGGCCAGCACCGCCTTCTTTTTCAAGATGTCGTTCATGATGCGACGGTAGTGCCGATCGTAGATGATCGGATTCACAGTGCTGCTGTCGCAAAGGTACTTCGACAACTGAATGCCCCGCTTGCTCGCCAGCAGCCCATTGCACTCAAAGTCGAGACAGCCAAATGGCGCCTCGGGCTGCATCTCGGTCTTCGGCACGTTGACCACCATGAGATCCAGCATGAAGGGCGCCAGTCCACGCGTCGTCTCCTTGAGCATCGTCGTGAAGGACGTAATCATCGGATCGATCTCCGTAAAGAGCGCGTCGGCAAACAGTGCCCCGATCCTCGGCACGACGTCCACCTTGTACCGCATGTGACGCACCTCGTCCTTCTTCAACTGGATGCCCGGGATGTACGCAACAGGATCGTGTGTGAACAGACGCGTGAAATAGAACCGCTTCTTCCGAAAGACCTTCAAGAGACGCGCAAGGTCACTCGCATGTATGCACGCATCGATGTCCACCGGAATGACCATGCGATGGGCGCACTCGGGCATGTATTCGGCGTCGTTGTACAACGCGTCCATGTCGGCCACCGAGTTGGGCGAGCCTTCGTGAGCCGCGTAAAAAGAAGCCGCACCGTCTTCGTGCATATGCCAGTCCCGGACGGCGCCACCAAAGATGTACCCATCGCAACCGATGATAGCCATCATCAGCGCCTTCTTGGTCTTCCAGTCCACGCGGTGTACGTTGGCGGCGGGTGGCATGTTTGAGACGTGTGCGAGCAGTGTGTTTGTTTGAGGGTTATGTGCATCGCAAAACAATCCATTTTTGGCATTCGTACTGGGGGCAATGGTTACACACCGGCCAAGCTCTCTTTAGAATCGGCCGGCTCTTTGGTGGTGTCGGTCACGTCTACCAGCTCGTTGATGCCAATGAAGTCGATGACGTGATCGAGCGTCTGCCACACCCTCCTCATGTGAGCCGTGTACATGTGCGAAAAGACGAACTCGCGACAATGCATGCTCGATACCATCGCTAAGTTGTCATCCTTGCGATTTTCCATCTTACACGCCTCTTGAATTGTTGAAGCCGATTGAAAGGTATAAACATTGATGTCGGTATCTGAGTAGTCGTCTTCCTCATCTTCCTCATCTTCAGTATTGTAGACGTGGTTTGCGAGGAAGGCCTTGATCAAAGCAACTGTGGCTGGTTTGCCACGTGCTATCATAGGGGACCTAAACTTCCCTTCGTATATCGTGACATCATCGATGACGCGTCTCGACACGTTCCTACACTTCACACTAAAGTGATAGGCGGCGTCCCTCATGTTGCGTTCGATCAACATGTCGGCACACTCCAACGAGATCATGACGCCAATCATCTCCATTGCTGTCTTCTTTTCCGCAATGATTCTCTCAACGTCCTTGGGAAAGGACTTGGACATGTGCGGACTTAACGTATGCAAATGACGGAAAAATGAGCGAGGTGGGCGCGGCATATGGGACACAACATCCTTTTTTGGGGTTACATGGGGAAGCGCACCAGGCCGAAGCCTAGGCCCATGCCGGCACCTTGGCGGAAGCTGGCGCCGATGCTGGGCGACATGAGGTCGAGCAGGGCGAACATGGCCGCGGCGACCAGGGCGATCAGGATGGCCTCGTTGATGGTCAGGCCCTTGGAGGGCAGGACAAAGGCGACGATGCCGACGACCAGGCCCTCTAGCAGGTACTTAATGACACGGGTCACCATCTCTTGAATGTCGAGCGAGTAATCCATCTTGCTGCTTCTTCGTTCTACACCATGCCTCAGAAAAAAGCATTTAGAGACATGGACTCAAGGGTATGCAGTGACCACCCAACAGTTCGTTACACCATGGACGCCCCCTCTGTTCCCGTTCCGGATGTGCCAGTCGTGGTCGACCACCTAGACGAGGACCCGCCCCTACGTGGCCAGAACTTTGCCTGTGTGTCCTTCCTGTCGCCCGAGGACGTCCTGGACAACAAGGAGGTCTTCTACTTCCACAAGTTCACGGCGGACCTGGCGAACCAGCTGGACTTTCTGTTTCAGAACCTGACGATCAAGTACCCTGAGAACGCGGACCTGATCGGCGGCATTCGCGAGAACCACGCGCACTTCCTGAAGAACGACGAGCTGCAGTCGCAGTACCAGTTCTTCAAGACCAAGAACGAGGCCGAGATCGAGGACGAGTTCTACAAGCTGAACAACTTCCGCACGTCCGTACGTGGCTTCAAGATCCGCGGCACCTTCGACACGCAGCACGAGGCAGAGGTCCGCGCTCAGGTGCTGAAGCGCAAGGGCGACATCCACAACATCTACGTGGCGCAGGTGGGCTGCTGGGTGCCGTGGGCGCCGCGTCCCGACCTGATTGCCGACCAGCGCTTTGCCGATCAGCAGCTCAACGAGCTCATGGGCCAGTACAACAAGAACTCCGAGAAGCGGGACGAGATGTTCGAGACTCGCAAAAACGACAAGCTCAAGGGCGCAGCCATCGACAAGGATGCATGGCTTGCACGTAAGCGGGAGGAGCTTGCTCCCAAGGCAGAGGTTGAGACAGAGGCGGAGGCTGTGCCTGAGGGCACCGTGGTGGTGGATGCCGATGCGGGCATGATCCTGGATGCGCCTGTTGAGGCTGTTGACCCTGTCGAGGCCGTAGCAGAGGTGACCGAGGCCGTAGCAGCCACGACCATCTAAGTAAAAACAAAAATAGCAAGCACCACTCATTTTTCCAGCTTACTTGTTCATATGCAAGATCGCCGCATTCAATGTCGTCGCATAAGCAACCCAGATCACGTAGGGCACAAGCAGCAACCATGCACGTGTCAGACGTGAAAACAGAACGGCAACCACGACAATCAATGCCAACAGCACCAATATAATGGCCAGGGCCACATCCACGCGGTTGTACATGAAGAACGCGGGCGTCCACGACAGGTTCACGGCCAGCGACGCAACGTACACTAGGAGCGCCGTGCCCGCACCCGGCACACCTTGTTGCCACAGCTTGAATACCGGAATGCTCGCGACGCCCATGAGCACGTACAATACCGTCCATACCGGCGCAAACACGACGGGCGGCGGGTTCCATGCCGGCTTCTTCATGGCATTGTACTGGGTGCGGCTTTTGGTGCCAGAGACCCAGCCTACGGTCATGCCAAGGGCGACCGGAAGGGCCGCAAATACATAGGGCAGTACGGAGCCGATCATGCTGGCTTACTGCTCACTCCTCTTACTCTTCTTACTCCTCTTCCTACCACTAGCAAGCCACAATAGGATTGATGCTCATGGCATAAGGGTTCGTCTTGAGCGACGACAGCACGTTCGGGTCCAACCGGTTCTCCGTGGCCGACGGCAACTGCACCGCCTGGCGCGTGACCTCGCACTGCTCCACGGCCTTGCCGGACGTCTGCAGCACGCGGGTCGGGTTGTGGGTGCTGCGGGCCGCGAGGTCGTCGGCCAGGGGACGCTGGCTGTCGAGACGTACGGCCCCTGCGTCCATGCCGGCACTGGCACCCTTGGCGTTCGGTGTGTAGCCCGCCTTGGCCTGCATCATCTCGCGACTGCCGTCGATCTCCGCGTTGTTCCATGCCTCCAGACTCTGACCAAAGAACGACGTCTGCGTGCCGGCCGCACTGCCGTAGTGCTCCGATCCGGCCGACACAAACGCCTTCTGCGTCATGGGCGCCGAGACGACCGTCGTGGTGTAGGCGCCCGTGCGGCTCGCTTGGCCCCCGATGTTGCCCGACGGGTTCTTGGCGTCGCCGGTCGTCTCACGGTGCGTCCGCTTGGCGACCTCGTCGACGTTATAGACCTGCACCTTGTACGTCGTCTTGGCCACGTTGCGCACGCTGTCCACGACGGGCAACGTCTCGCGTCCGGTCTTGCGGGCATCGTCGTCGCCGGTGACCGGACCGGCCGTCGGGCCGTGCAAGTTGCTGACGTCCACGTCGTGAATGAGAGTCTCCTTGTTGGTCGTCCGCGGCGCATACGTCACGGGGTCGTAGATTGTCGCCTTCTCGGGAATCTGCGGGCTCATGTTGCCATAGATGCGCGCGGCGTCCACGAGGTACTCCTTGGGCGTGCGGCGCAGCGAGTCGAGCAGCGGCGCCATCATCGCCGACACCATGCTCTTGACGTTGGTCACGACCGTTTTGGTCGACGTGAGCGAGCGCTCCGTGTCGAAGACCGTGATGGCGCTCTTGCCGTAGTCGTCGTTGGCACCGCGTCCTGGCTGGCCTGCGGCGGCAAAGGGCTGACCCTCGTACTCGACGGCCGTCTGCACACGGGACGTCGGCTTCACGAGCACGACGTCGGGGCGCTGCGCGGCGGCCGTGACGGCGCCCGTCGTCTTGAGCCACTTGTCCGGCGTGTTCTCGAAGTACGTATCGGGGCGGTTCTTCGAAAAGACGCCCTGGGCACCACGTTGCGCCGTGCCCTTCTTCGGCCCCTGCACCGGCAGCTCGTACGTGATCTTCGGGTCGTTGGCCGCACGCAGCTCGTCGACGTTCTTCGGCCGCACGTAGTCGAGCGTGTTGGCCTGGTGAAAGCCGCCCGACGGCGTCGTCGTGTAGCCCATGCCCAGGCCGGGCCCGACGTGCTCCTGGGCCAGCGGGAAGTCGTTGCGGCGCGCCGTTGGCATGACGATGCGGCTCTTGTAAAAGGCGTCGTTGTTGGCCATGCCGCACACTTGGCTCACGTTGGCCGTCGGCTCGAAGAAGCACTCGGCCTCGCGCTTTTTCGGAATGAAGGTCGTCTGCCCCGTATGGCGCTCGAGGATCTCGTTGCCGCGGAAGGGATCGACGTTCTGCTTGACGCTGCCGCGGTAAAAGGGCTGCATGTTGTTGTGCACAAAGGTCTCGGGGGCGATCGCCTCGCCCGTGAGCGACTGCCCAAACATGCTCGAGTACGCTGGGGCCGGCACGATGCCCGTGGCCTGAGGGTTCTGCGATGCTTGCCATAGGTTGTTGGCTTGTTGCTGCTCCTGACCATGCACTTGGCCAAGGTATGCAGTATCGTAAATGTTTGTAGCCGAGGGGCGTGCGGTGCCCCGAGCCGTGCTACGCTCTTGGTTCTCCTGCATCAACATGTAGCCCATGGATGTGAGCGCAGCTCCGGCATAGGTTTCCATGCACTTCTTTGCTTCTCTTTCCCTAACCACTCTACATGAGGGTGTATAAAAAACAAGTTCTTTCGCACTAAGCGCCCAGCTCCTTGCTGTTGGCCTCTAAGCGCCCAGCTCCTTGCTCTAGGGCCTTAAGCCCCGAGCTACCTGCTGCTGGCCTTTCAAGCGCCCAGCTCCTTGGAACGCACGCAAGAGTTCCACACCGGCGACATGGCCCACGGCTGGTAAGAGGCCGACTCGGGCGCCGACCAGTTCTGGAAGCCCTCCGACACCGAGGCCGACGGCTTGTTGCTGACGGGGGCCGCACCGGGCACCGCATTGCTGGCATCGACCGGCGCCGGAATGCATGGCACGTGGTTGTCCTTCACCACCATGCGGTAGTTGACGTTGTGCTCAAAGGGAATGAGGGCGCGATCCTGGGGATCGTAGCACAGCCACTCCCAACGGTTCCAGCCGGTGCCACGTAGGGTGCACGGCGGGTTGGACAGACGCGTCGGCTCGGTCGGGCGGTGGCAAGCAGCATTGTTAGCACGGCCATCACCCGAGGGCGCCGCGCACACACCACGACCGGACCCCGCCGGCTTAAAGGGCGAGTACAGCTGATCGGCGCACTTGGTCGTCTTGTAGGGCAGGCCGAGGAGCTCGCTGCTGTCGTCGACGGTCGAGCCGGGCGCACAGAAGCCCGGGCCCCACGCTTGCCAACGCAGGTACGGGTCGTTCGGAATGTCCTGGCCGCAAGGGCCGCAATCGTTGGCCGGGCGATTCAGCTGGTAGATGCCGGGGCCCGTCGTTTGACGCAGCTTCTCCTTGTAGCTGCAACCGTCGGACCGAAGCGATGCGGATGCCATTGTTGGTGCCTTTGTTGGTGCCTTTGCTTCTCTAACGTACACCAACATTTTAGCCCCGGATTCAGAGCGTGGGCCATTGAAAGGCGCACCGCGGCACCTCCATCGGCGGCGGCAGCGGCACGCTCTTGTAGCCGATCATCTGGCACGACTTGAGGTGCTTGGGCTCGGTCGAGATCGGCGCCGTCTTGTCGTTGCGAATGGGCTGCCCCGGCGCCGGCGGCTTGTACATGTTGCCGCCACACTTGCTGAGGTAACGGGTCTGGCCGCGCAGCTCGCTGTCGACGTCGATGAGGTTGGCGTTCACGTGGGACACGGCCGAGCCGGCGATCAAGCCCAGCTCGTGGCGGCACTTGCTCTTGTGCTCATAGCGGTGCGGGTCCACAATGTAGCTTAGGATGCTCACGTTCTCACGAAGCTCGCGCTTGTACTGGCAATCATCGTCGGCAAGGCGGTTGAACGACATGGCTCTGGCTGTTTACGACTCGTCTTCTACTACTTGATTGCATTGTTAAAAAATAGTTAGCAGCAAAGCAACCTAGAACCGTTGCTTGCGTAGGTGCTCCGGCGAGCACATCTTGAGCATCTCTTGGTTGCGCACCCACGAGCGGGTGTCGTCGCCGCCGCGGGTCCATGCCTCGACGGTGTTCTTGGGGTCCTGTAGGTTCTGCATGCAAGGAATGAGCGGCGCAAAGGGCGACGTGGTCTGCTCCATGATCGTCTTCTTGCACGGCAGACTGCGGCCCTCGAACTGGTTGTTGGCCACGCCTTGCACGAGCGGCCCCTCGACGTCGGGGTCCGGGTTGCCGGGGCGCAGGTTGGGCGCGCCCTGGAAGATGCGGGTGAACAGCTGGATGTGGCACCGATCGCGCGTCAGCTGCGCCGGGTCGTTGCGGAGCGCCGAGTACTGGTCGATCACGCAGTCCTCGGCCAGACCAACACCGGGGCGGCCACGTAGGTTAACGTGGTCGTACTGGAAGTCGATCACGCTGCCCTGCGGCACAGCACACTTGACCGGCTTGTTATTGTACGTCTGCCACGAGAAAATGCCGTCGTTCTGCACGTCCTTGCACTCCTTGGCGCAAGCATCCGTGTTGTAGTGGCGGCTGTCCAAGAACGTGGCGGGTGCGGCTGCCTTCATGGTCTGTCTGGTCTTTTCCTGTGGTCTTTTCCCGTGTAGTCTCTACACACAACAAAACAAAAAGAACACGGTGGCCTTGTTACGCTCCCTTACGCTCCGCTAACAACCTCCCAAGCCCGACCCATGCCATTGCGATCGAAGCACGCGGTGCTGTTCTCCTTGCACGTCGGCGCCGACCCGTAGAGCCAGTTGGCATAGCCCTCTTGGTCGCTCATGATGCCCGACGACGGCATGGTGTAGAACTGGCGCGACGACGACTCGCGGCCGTAGATGTCCGTGGCATTCGTGAAGACACGCTTGCCAAAATTGCCCTCGATCTGCGCCGCAATCGCCGGATGGCTCACGTCGCACGCCGACGGACGATCACGGGCATCCGTCACCAGGTTGGCATTCATGAAAGGGTTGTCCACCGTGGAACGCGCACACACCTTGCGGTCCATGATGGTGAGGTCGTTCTCGTCGAGGAAGCGCTCGGCCGCCACCTTCTTACGCCGATCGAACTCGTACATGGCGATCGATAGGAGGCACGCGGCAATGCCGATGACGAGGTAGCGGTAGTCAAAGGTCACGACCGTGAGCACAATCCCGATGTACAGGAAGAGCCGCGTCACTGCGTTCAGGCGCTCCGCGAGCGACATGCTCTCGCTCGGCATGACCTTGTAGTAATTGGCCGCCGTGAACCACCCTGCGAGATCGTCGTACCAGATGTGCTCTTGAGCGCTCATTGTTCTAAATGTGCAGGCTCTGCTGACTCTGCACCCCTCTACATGGTCGTTTATATTTTTCCCTGACCCTAGGGCTTTGCCTCAGCCTCAGCAGCATCAGCAGCATCCAGACGGCGTGCAGCCAGCTTGCGCTTGGCCCGATCGGCCGCACTGGTATGGCGTGACTTTTGGGCCATGCGGGCCGCGCCAGCCTTCTTCTGCGAGCTGCTTGCGCCACCGCCACCCATAGCACCGCCCATCATGCTCATGAGCTGACTCATATCGAAGCCGCCACCCGCGCCACCGCCCGCATCCCCGCCCATGGCCGCGCCAAGGCCACCAAGACCGCCCAGCATGCCCCCAAGCTTGGACAAATCACCCATCATGCCGCCCGGAATCATGCCCTGCATCTTGCCTGCAAACGTCATGGCGTCCTGCAGTAGCGTCTCTTGCTTGATCTCGCCCGACATCAGCTTCTGCACCATCTTCTGCGACACAGTGCCCATCAGCTTGGCAATGCCGCCGCTGGCCTCCGAGTTGCCGCCGCCGCCCAGCATGCTGAAAATGTCGGCAGGGCCCGTACCGTCACCGGTGCCCATGTTGCGCATTGCATCTTGTAGGTTCTTGACCTCCGGATCCTCCATGATCTCCTTGGCCAGACGACCGAGCGACGTGGACTCAAGGTCCTCGAGGCCGGGAAAGGGGCTTGCGCTAGCGTTAGCGCCAGCACCAGCCTTGCTCACCTCGGCGCTCACTTGCATAAGGCGCCTCATGGCAGTCACGTTCTCGGAGCTCCAACTGTCCATCATCACCTCTTCGCCCTGTAGCATCTTAACGACCTCGGCACCATCTACGTCCTCCTGAACCAGCAGACCAAAGAGCAGACAGTACTGGTGCTGCAGAGCACGCATCTTGATGAGGGTCGCAATGGTGCCAAACGTCACGTCGCCCTTGTACCATATCATGCTTGGGTCCAGGTAAGCCTCATGCGGAAGAGCCGCATCGTAAATAACCACCGCCGTGCTCGCCATGTACTGCGCAATCGCCTCACCAGCCGACTCGCGAAAGAACGTCAGGTGCCCGGCATCGAGCTTGTCGAACGACGCATAATGCTTCTTGATGGCACGCAGCAGGTCGCGCGCCGGCTTGGAGTCATCCTTGACCTTCTTGGCCTCCGCCTTGCAAAGCTTCAGGAGCTCGACGTAGTACTGGTTGAAGATGTACACGTTTGGGTGCGTAGTGTGCACTTCTGACATCAAGGCTTTTTGGGGGTCTACATAGGCTCCCTCTACCATGTCTTTAAATGGTGGAAGAGAGAGCTACAGGGGAAAACCCATGAAAAAGAACGGAATGGGGCCCGGCGCCCTTAGCCCATCTTGCGGCTCAGCAACACGAGCACCCGCATGTACTTCCAGACCACGGCGCGATCGTCCTCGCTCAGGCCGCGGTAGATGCCCTTGACCTTGTTGATCACGCGCTCAGCGTCCTGCATATCCCCTGCCACGTCGGCGTAGTTGGCCTCTAGGAAGAACGCCTCGTCCTTGGCCACGATGCGGTCCCCAAAGGGCACAGCCACGCGCTCTTTGAAGCCCTCGTGCAGCAGCTTGGGCGACGCCATGATGACGGCACTGGTCGCCATGTTGATCATGTTGAACTCGGCATCGCCACCACCGACTTGTGCTGCCGCCAGCTCTTTGAGAAACTCCTTAAATGTGGTATTAAACCGGTCGAGATTGGAGTCGCCCATTGCTACACTTCCCTACTTATTAGATCTAGTTTATACCCATATCCCTTAAATCCTTTTCGCGCGCCATCCGAATGGAATCCATGTCGGGCAGGCTCTTTTGTTCCCGCGTATCGGCGTTGACCGAGAACGGCAAGGGTGTGGCACCGGCCGGGCGTGTGGCCTCGTTGCGTACGGGTGTGTTGCTGTACTGCTCGAAGCCTCCGCCTCCGCCGCCTCCACCACTACTGCTGCCGTCAAAGGCGCCGCCGTCAAACGCGCCCCACCCCAATGCCCGATCATTCACCACGGCGTCTTCGTGTGGCTGCTCTCGCGTCGGCACGAAAGAGAACGCTTGTGTCGTCATGGCGGCGTCCAGCTGAAAGCCGATGGGCTCGATCGGCTGCTGTGATGCTACTTGAGCCTGACTCGGTGCCTGAGCACCCGCAGTCCCACTGACCAGCACCCCACGTGACGGCAACAGCAGGTAGTCGAAAACGGCCTTTCCTAGCAGCAGTTGCTTGCTGGGCATCAGCAACATCGACGGGACACTCGTTATTTGGGCCGGCCGCGGATGCACGTCCAGGTTATAGAGCCGCACCATGCCCTTACTATCGTACCTTTTCACGCTCTCCAGCAGCATCCGACAGTGGGGGCAGTGCTCGCTGAAGAAAAGGATCATTGCGGCCATAGCCTTTCTTATCTGTCGCGCCTTGCCTTGCCTCCCCTCACTGCTTCCACCCGACATTACTTAACCTTTTGATTGGCCGCGCGCGCTGCACAAAAAAAGGACGTTGTTTAGAGTGCCTCGAGCTTAAGGAAAAGGCAGCTAACAAGGCTACTAGCACAAAAAGAGCCATGGCCACGCCACACTTTCAGAACTACACGTACGACTCGAGCGACCCGGCGCGGCGCCATGAGTGGGACATTCTGGACATGGACCTCGGCATCGTGAATGCGTTGCGTCGCACCATGCTGACGGACATTCCGATTCCGGGCTTCATGGGCGAGGGCGAAGACGGTGACGCAAGTGGCGTGACAATCGACATTCACGAGAACAACGGCCCTCTGCACAACGAGATCATGAAGCAGCGCATCGGCATGGTCCCCATTCACTTTAGTGCGGCCGAGGTGGATGCGTTTCAAGAGGAAGAGAATGCAAACGCCGATGCATGGCGGTTCGAGCTCGACGTCGCCACGGGCCCGAGCCAAAAGCGCAACGTCACGAGCCACGACGTTCGCGTCTTCAAGGGCGCCGACGACGTCACGGCCAGCCACGCACGTCGGCTCTTTCCGGTGGACGTGGTGACCGGCGACCCGATCCTGATCACGCGCCTACGTGAGAATGAGCGCCTCGCCTTTACCGCGACGCCCGTCAAGCGCACCGGTCGGGACCACGCCGGCTTCTCGCCCGTCTCGCTGTGCAGCTTCCACTTCATCCAGGACCCGCGCATCGCCTCCGAGGTCAGCGGCATCCTGGAGAAGGAGCGCGCCTATTACAAGGACAGCCGCGGCGACCCCACGCACATCCACTTTGCCATCGAGAGCGAGTGTGCGCTGACGCCGCGCTATCTAGTGAACAAGGCCTTCGAGATCCTGATCGCCAAAGTGCGTAACAACCTGACGCTGACGCCGCCGCGTGTGGTCATACGCCCCGTTGCGGCCACGCTCATGGCGACGCCGGCGGTGGCGGGTGCTCCGGGTGCCTCGGACAATGCAACCAACCTCGGCTACGAGTTCGTATTTGCGAACGAAGACGATACCCTGGGCAACCTGCTGCAGTCGATCATCTTCAACGAGACCATTCGCAAGGAAAGCGACGTGACCTACGTGGGTTACTACTGCCCGCACCCTCTCGACCCCAGCATGGTCCTACGTCTGTGTGTGAAGAACATGGAAGCCGTAGGCGAGGGTGGCGATGCCGAGGGCCGTGTGATCGAGATCCTCAAGGCCCAGATGCAAAAGATCCTGGCCCTGCTCGAGACGCTGCAGGCCGAGTGGAACGACTTTGCGCCCCTCGAGTAAGTAAGTACTTAAGCTTTGCCTCTTCCTTTTTGTTACTTTGTGGTAGTGGTGCCTGCGGTTGTAGAGGTACAGTTGCCCAACCCAATGCCAAGAGACGAAGAAGACGTTGATGACGTAGAAGACGAGGACGTTGCAGAAGACGTTGAAAACGTTGGAGACGAGGACGCAGCAGACGAGGACGCGGCAGAAGAGGACGCAGCAGAAGACGAGGACGCGGACGAGGCAGAGGAGGACGCTGCAGAAGAGGAAGACGAAGAGGAAGACGAGGCTGAAGACGAAGACGCTCCCATTGAGGACGTTGAAGAGGTCGAAGAGGTCGAAGACGCTGAAGCCGCTGAAGCCGCTGAAGCCACTGAAGATGCAGAAAATGCAGAAGACGCTGAAGCCGCAGAAGCCGACGAGCTCCTATCCCCAATCTCGCTCCGGGAGCTACTGACCATCGACGAAATGGCCGACCGTGATCCATCGTTCATAGGGCTCGACGACAACCAAGTGTTGAACTATGCACACGATCTCTTTCCGTCGATCAGCAAGGCCCATGGAATCGCCAAGCTGTGGCGGCACGTCGTGGACCGTCGGGTGCCGCCCTCGATTGCCCCGGCACTCACGCCCATACTGGACCTCGAGCGCCTAATATCAACGACCATGCCTCCTGCTTGGGTCACAGCGGCGGTCCTTGCCAATGCCTTGCCGACCGTGCAACAACGCATTCAGGAGCTCGAGCGCTTGTCGTTGCCGTATGCTGCTACGTATTCCGATCACTTTGGTCCCACCATTGCGGAGCTCGGACACCGCGAGGTCTTCAGCATACTACAGGACCGCCTGCGCCTTACGGCCGCCGACGTCCGCATGCATTCCTACATGCGTATTCCCATGTTGGGCGTCAAGGCACCAAACAGGGCCCCAAGGCGCTTTACATTGGCCGAGTCCCAGTCGTGGCGTGCACACACACGTGCCTATGAGTTCCGGCGGCGCCAGGGCGTTGTTGCCGACGTGATCTTGGCGGCCACAACGGCCGCGGCTGCCAACGCTGCCTTTACCATCGACGATTGGAAGCACCGGCTGGCCGCCAGCGACTTAGCGTGGGACGACCTCACCGTTCTCGAAATAGGGGACATTGGCGCCCATCTTGCGCAGCACGCAGATGCCAACATCACCGACGTGAGGCGGCGTGCCCGAGCTGGCGTGGCCCCTGTAAAGCCGTTGCCTTCGAGCGCCGTGGCCTTGACGACCGACCCCTACGCCGCCTTCGAAGCCTTTGAACTAAAGAACGTGAAAGCCAGTGCTCTGGTCAAGAAACTGGAAGCCCTGAATGCCGCGTCAGAAGTGAGGGCCATCGACTTTGGGTTGTTCAAGACCCACGACTTGGCGGCCCTTTTTGCCGATGCGGCGTCGGACGTTGATGCGATGGCCAAGCTGATTGCGGACCTTCGGGACTTGCGCATTCAACAGGAACGTCAGGATGCTCGGACCTTTCTGGAAGCGGCGATCGATTTGCTGCCTGCTGATGCCGAAGAGTCGAAGGAAGAACAAGAAGAGAAAGAGGAGTCCAAGGACAGTTCTAAGATCCATGTAGCCCGCACCAAGTTTGCGTTAACGCACGCATCTGCGCTCCATACGGTCGTGCACGCCGAAGCCAACTTTCCGCCCTTTACGGACCTGAAGGAAGCCGAGGCAGGGGCGGACATTCAAGGGTATACGGGGTCGCTCGTTGCCGGGGTGCTGAGTCGCGACGCTGTTGCTGAAGCGACTGAAGAGGGCGAAGAGGCTATGGATTGGTCCGGCTTGCAGCTCCTAGAAGAAAGGCCTGGGGCACCTGAGACAACAGGGAATGCCGGCACTAGCAGCACTAGCATGCTCTCCACCCTGCTACGTCCAATGCTACAAGCTATGGCCGATGCCACACAGCTCCCCTTGCCCATGGAGGCCATAGAGCGCAGCATTGCCAACGTGGAATGGACGTCGGCCGTGGCCATTCTGTCCGAGCTCATGCCGGAGGGTCTACGTGACCTATCGACCTCTCAACTAAGCGCGCTCATACGTGACCCGAGCGTTGTCGATCAGTACCTCTCAAAAGACACGCAAGCGCTGACCAAGCGGGCGCTTGCCGACGTCCGAACCCGGTTTGCGGCCGCGCTCAACGACGCCCTGGTGCGCGCCTTTTCCACGTGGACCGTCGTGCTGCAAGAGACCTTCATCGACCGACGGCTCCTCGATTACAGCGTGCCATCGGCCCTGGCCGCCTGCGGTCACCTATGGGGCTACCACGGCCCGCCCATGTCGCAAACCAAGGGCCGCGGCGTTGCCATGTTCCTATTGTGTGTGTTTCAACAAACGGCCCCGCCAGAGACGTCGACGTCCTTCTTGGAGCGCGGCATCGAGAACGCGGTGGTTGCGATCGGTGCCATGGCCGAGCTTGTCTACCCCGAGCGCGTGGCTGCCTTGCAGCAGGGCTTCGAGGCGCTCAAGCCTGTTTTCATGGCGCAACGTGAGGCACTCAAAAAGGAGCAGGCTCACCTTAAGGGCTTTTTGGAAGGCAATGGCACCGTTGGCCGCTACCTGGCCGGGCTGCTCCAGCTGCCGCAGATCATGGCGCGCTCCTCCGAGACGTTTGCGCGCCGCCGTCAACGTACGGGCTGCTGCGAACAGACGCTCGACGAGGGCTACAGGGCCTATGCGGACTGGAGCGGCAACCGCCTCTTGAAGACCCTTCAAAAACAAATGCATGCGTGGGACCACAGCGACCTTCACATACGTCGGGCTGGTACGGGGTTGTTGACTTTGGCGAATGCTACTTTGGCCACCGTGGCTACCGTGGCTGTGGCTACAGCGACCAGTAAGGCAAATGTAAATACCAGTAAGCCTGCAGCCCTATGCAAACCAACAATAGCATCGGAGGCGACTCGGAAAGCGGCCCTTGACCAAGACGTTGCAGCTAAAGCAACGACGACCTTTGCCGATGTCCTCGCAAAGCTGCGGCCTTGGCTGCCGATAGAACTAGTGACCGCTCAAGCCAATGCGTCCCGTTACATTCTGTCCCGACTCGAAGCACTAGCGGCCGCAACACGGCAGCCTACGGCCACGGCGTCCACGTGGTTCTCTGCCCTACAATCGCGCCGCTTCGAAGGCATCGTGACCATGGCTCATGCTTTGGCAACAGGGGCACATGAGCCTCTTGCCGCCCTTCGACAACTGCGTACTGTCACGTTGGAGGACGCAGACGAGCAACGGGTCCTCGACCTCGCTCGCGCCCTCATGCTGTCGTGGATCGACGTGCGCAACCGGGACTCGGCGGACGCGGCGACTGTCATACTGAACGCGGCATCGACACCGGCCCAAACGGCATTGTCCCTGCAAAACAAGATATCTGAGTTGCGTGAACGTCAAAAGGCAAACCTGCTGAACCGCTTGAACAATACCGATGACAACATGCGCCAGCTCATGACGTCTATGAACCGCCTCGGCATCATCAACATTCGGGGCCGCGGCTTGGGCGAGGATGCAGGGCCCGAGGTTGACGCTAGCGGCATTGAAGGGTCCACGGATGCATACGGTGACGCGAATGCCGACGTGGACGCTAATGCTGATAGGCCCGAGGATGCACCGGACGTAGCGCCGTGGCGGGGCGAGAACGAGGATGGCGACGAGGACAGCCTTTAGGATGTAACCCCAAAAAAGGACTTAAAGAATGGGCGATATAAGGTAGAGAGGCTGCCCAAAGTACTAGGTAAAGACCAGACTAATAACCATGATCATCCCGGTCCGCTGTTTCTCATGCGCAAAGGTGTTGGCGAACAAGTATGATTGGTACATTGCGGAGTCGGCCAAGCTTAAGGCGGCGACGGTTGCGCCCAATGCGAATGGGGACGCCAATGAGGCCATTACGAGAGCGTCACACTTTGACCCGGTGCACACAGGGGTCCTTCTTGACAAGTTGGGGCTGACTCGGTACTGCTGCCGCCGCCATATGATTGGGCAGGTGGATATGACGGACACTATCTGAAAGACCTGATTCTAAAGCCAAACATAGACCCGACTTTTTCATTTTTGTAAAGTAGTGTTGTGACTGTCGAAGCGTAGACCGAACACAGCCATGACTGTCAATCCCAAAGCCGTTGAAGAGCTCTATAAGACGCTCGAGTCGTCTACAGGCCGCGCCGTCATTGGTGACGACCCCGCCTTGCAAAAGAAGGTCGTAGAGTCTATCGAGACCTACATGAATGAGGTGCCGAAGCATAGGCCGTGGTCACAGCAGCCGAACGCCCCTTTGCACGAGCTGCCCCTGAAAGAGGTCGGGCGACGTACGCTCCAGACGTCGGTGGACGTGCTCAACGACGTGAGTCGGGCCCTTACCGACCGGCACTACATGAGCGGCTCGAGCTTCAGGCGCAAGCTTGTGTACGCATTTACGGCCCCCGAGCGCCGGCTCTACGTCGGTATATGGATCCTGCTCATCGCGTTGTTCTTGTACTTCATGGATTCTGCGGCTTAGAAACCGTGCAGAAACTGTACACTTATGTTACCATAAGGTAAGGGACGGTAATAGCGCAGCAAGGCAGCCAATGTCCATTTATGCTGTGCTAGGCGTCGGAGGGCTCACCCTCTTCGGGCTGCTACGACAGTCGGCACCCCACACGCTGACCGTCATTATTGCGTTCATGTTAATAGCCTTTGCGGTATTCTATTACTTCTACTATGTGTATGTACCGAAGGTGCCTAAAGAGAGCGAAACGGATGCCAAGGCATTGATAGAACGTGAGGCCAAAGAGCCGCTCGCGCCCAAGGTCGAGGTGGGCCCCGTGTACGACGTGCACAAGTACCCTAAGAAAGGCTTCGGTCACCTTCGCATGAACAAAGAGCTCGAGGCCATTGTGCACAGCGTACGTGTGGTACGCATGTTTGATCGCGCCCGCTACCAAGAGCTGATGCTCACGCTCGACCAGATGCAAAAGACGTACATGTATGTCCTGGGCCGCCGCCTGCCGCACACCGTGGGCGTGCCCTCCTTCTTCGATCAGCGCGATCGCGCACTCGAGCTCATGTACTCGTTCTACCTCGTGACGCCTCGCAAGCTCAAGCACGTCTACGGCGTACAGCCCTTCGAGCGGCTCCAAGAGGCGATCGAGCGCTTGTTCAAGGCCACCGACACCATGACCTCGGTCCTTCGTAACTTCGTGCGTCTCGAGCTCAAGCAGCCGTGGGCCTATGATGCCTTTGTCGTACCGGCGAACCGTATGAGCAATCCGTCCACCATGCCTTAGGTTGGCCTAGCGTGACCGAGCGTTGCTTAGCGTTGCCTAGCCTTTTTTTCGGAGTCGCAGGTAGAGAAGATATAGATCAGAATGAAGACTGCCGCAGACCTGATCAAGGACGCACACCAGCGCATTGAGAAGCTGTGCACCGATACCACTGTGTCGGCCAAGCACCGCCGGTCGATGATGGCGACGCTGAAGCCCCTCGAGAAGGCACTGGCCAAGATCCAGAAGCCGATGCGGGGTGGCAGTGACGTCATCCCGGGTCAGCTGGACGTCCAGGGCGTCATTGCCAACCCGAGCGCCACCAACACCGACAACCATCCGCTGAGCGCCCGCAACCTCGACAGCCTTGCTCTAGGCAAGAGCGGCGCGATGCCTTTCTCCATTCAGGACAACCCCAACCTAAGCGTCAATGCGCTGCCTCAGAACCTCAACGACCAAGTCACGCCGCGCATGGAGGGCGTCGGGTTTGTCGGGGGTAAGGGGGCCAAGAAGGCTAAGGGGTCCAAAGGCAAACGGGCTTAAAGAAGTAGTTCATATTACGATGTAAGGAGGTGAGGAGCAAGGAGCGCAAGGCGTAAAGAATCACATGGACGTAGGCGCGCCGAGTGAGCCGAAGGAGTTGCCGGAGGAAGAAGAGTTGCCGAAGGACGAGTTGCCGAAGGAGCCGAAGGACGAGTGCTTGAACGAGTCGGCAGCCTCAGTGAATCCACGCACCCCCTCGAAGTCGGTCGCCTGGTCCGTCAAAGAGCTCAAGAAGCTACACCGGCTGGCGTGCGCGGGGCAGCCGATCGATGTGATTAGTGCGGCCCTAAAGCGCACGCAGGCGGCTGTCAACGGTGCCTTTTCTAAGATCCTGTTGCAGCAGATCATGCATAGCTCCATCGAGGATGTGGCGAAGCATTACGGTGATACGGTGGGCAACTTACAAGCGAGCCTATTGCCGCCCAAGTACCATATACCCTTGAAGGGATCGTTGCGTCCGATCGTTGCTTCACACTCGATTGCGGGTGTGGACACGGACGTTGATGCGGACACCGAGACTGAGATTGAGATTGAGAATGATGCAAACGAGAGCGCTACCGAGGACACAGCCGATAAGGCAGACTACAGCAATGGCAGCGTTGAGAGTGAGGCACGCAGCGATTCGCATTGCTTCACAACGACGGCGGTCTTCATGGCTTCCTTCGTGGCCATCTATGCCTATGGGCACTACGTCATCCGAGCGGACCTCTTGTATGCTTAGCGAATGTTTAGCGTATGCTACCCCCTTATTTTTCAATCACTAGCTCGGAAACGTGAACTTGATCATAGGTCGAGCATGAACAGACTCGGGCACGAGCGCAAGGTACTCGTCTTGGACGTACACGATGAAGGTCAAGTCCGCAAACTTCGAATTGCCCAAGGCCAGCTCCAAGGACGCAAGACGCCCGGCGGCGCCGTTGTAGATCCGCGGCCTCGGTCGCTTATTGGTCGGGTACTTGATGTGCCATTCGAGGGACAGTGCCCGCTTGTACGTAAAGGCCTCGTCTGTGCACGTGATGATGGCCAAGTACGTCCATGGCCCTTTGCCCGACGTAAAGCGTGCGCCGCCTTTGATGACCGAGTTGTGCTGCCGGATACGCCTTTGCGGATTGCACGTGTAGCCGTTGTAGGTCTGGTCACGCGGGTTATGAAGGATGTAACAGAGGTGGGTGCTAGCTTCTGCACAGTCCATTGGTTTGCTTGCGATTTACCCACGCCTCGAGTAAAGTAGGGTGGCAAATAAACCGGTCCCTTGGGTAGCGTTTTGCTTTGATTGTGTGCTAGGTGCTTAGATGGTGGGTCTCTTGCCCAGTCAGTCGCCTCCCAATGACATAGAGAGGCAGCTCCAGACTCGCACCTACATCTATGGCCACCAAACATGCAACGTGCTTGTGCTCGACAGCAGTTGTAACGAGACGCGCATCGTGTTTGCCAGCAGCGAGGTCGCACCCAATACGGCCTCGCCCTTGCTCATCTTCTCGGCCAGCAACCAAGCCTTTGCCTTCAGTCGAAAACAGTGGACCAGCAATGAGGAGCGCCTCGCCACCCTCTTCATGGACGGCGGCCCCACGGCCACGAACGGCATCAACGGGACCACCACCTCCTCAGGCACGTATGCCGGAGCGCCCAACCTCGTGCGGTTCGATCTCGGCGCCGGCTCACTCTCGGCCGCTCAGCTCACGACCAGCCAGAACAGTCGGAAGCTCGTGGTCCTTTCGGACCTCAACACTCGCTACAGTCACCAGTTTGCGGGCGTCGGCTACACCGATGCCATTCTCAACTACCAAGTGCCCACAGAGAACGCCGTGCACGCCTTCTACTCAGGCTTCGACAGCACCCACAGCACCGAGCTCTTGCGTATTCAACGAAAGAATGCACTCACCAGCGTCGGCATCGGGACCGCCCTTGTTCGCGACGGCGTGGCCCTCGATGTGGTGGGGGGCGCGCGCCTCAGCTCGAACCTCGAGGTCTTTGGCGACCTTCGAGTCCACGGCACCATGGACGCCTCGCTGCTGAGCGGCGTCGCGGTCCTCAGTGCCGCCGACGACCGTGTGTCCGCGACCTTCTTGCCGAGCAACGTCGCCTACCTCAATGGCCTGAACCAGATCGACGAGTCCTTCTTGCCGGCGACCTATCGGGCACCCTACATACGTGGCCTTCGCAACGTCGGCATCGGTACACGCCATCCCCAACAGAAGCTGCATGTTCAGGGCGCCGTTGCCGTCAGCGAACGCATCGGCATTGCCACCACGGCCCCGACGGCACGGCTGCACATCGTCGACGCCAACGTGGCCGCGCCCGCCATCGAGATCGCCAAGGTCGCCGGCAACGATGCCCTTCGGATCTACGGCGGCCCGGCCGGCACGTCGCCCATGTTCAATGTGACTGCGGCTGGCCAGGTCGGCATTGGCACCTTCAACAACGAGGCCGGTACTGCCTTGCACTTGACCGGCGGCGACTTGCGCATCGACGAGCGGCTCTTCGTAAAAGAGATCGAGATCGAGCGACTGCAATGCCGCCAGGGCGCCAACTCCATCATCACCATGGGGACCCTGATCACAGGCACGGATGGCACGACCGAGCCCTCCGTCCAGGTCCACTCGCCCTTTCTGTGCAGCGAGCGCATCATCGTCCCGGAGATCCAGTTTGGTGGGCGGCCCCTTGATGCAGAAGGTGCCATTGTTCGCTTCAAGGACAGCGGCATCCACGTCGACGGAGCGGCCATCTTTGAAACGCAGCCCACCATCGTCTCGGACAGCCGCGTCAAGTCGGACATCGTGCGCATCCGATCGGCCATTGAGTCCCTTGAGCTCATACACGGCTACACATACCGTCTCAATTCTCAGCCCGAGACAGTGCAAGGCGGTCTCCTTGCCCAAGAGGTCCTCGCAGGGTTTCCGGCCGCCGTGTCCGCATTGGCCGATGGACGCCTTGCAGTCCACTACGACGGCGTGCTGGCCCTGCTGGTCGAAGGCTTTCATGAGCTCAAGGCCACGGTGGATCGATTTGAGCAGAGCGCCTTTGGTGCTCGCAGAGTGCCTTAGCGGGTTGTGTCGATGTTGATGTGAGCAAATAGATCATAAGCAATAGAAAAACAAATACACAGTGAAGTGTAGAGTCCAAGACTGGAAGGGAAACCGCCGTCTGTGGGGAAAATGTTCTTTGCAGACGAGGACGATGTAACATTTGGGATCCAAGGCTCCAATGTTGCGGAGACCATGCAGATATCGTCCACGACCGACGACGTCTTCATGCGCTTCTTCACCAACAGCGGGGCCGAGGTGGACAATCTGGTTACAGGATTCGTGATCGGGTCAAGTAATTTCGTGGGGCCAGGGCCCAGCGGACCAAGCACAGACCATAACCTTTACATGGGCTACGTCACGGAAGGCAGCAACATCGGCCGCGTGCTCACGCTCAGCAGCAACCAGGCCTTGATTGCTGGCCACGTCCTTCCGGCCACCACCCTCACCTATGACCTCGGATCCCCCGACCTCCGATTTCGCGACGTCTACCTCTCGGGCAACACCATCTATCTGGCCGACGCCACCTTGCGAACATCGCCAGCGGGTGAGATAATGCCCGTCAACGCTGCGGGTGTGCCGTCCATCAACGTGACGCGCATCACCACCGAGGACGCCTCTTCCAATATCGACCTTGCCTTTAAGTCCCTTTCGAACATAGACTCGGTGAACACACAAACGGTGCGTACTCATACCATCTACATCACAAATGCCATCGTAGACACGCTCACAGTCACGACCATGACGCCGCCGGAATCCGGGATCATAGACTACGCGAGCGGCACCCTCAGCAATGTGAACCTTGTGGACACACTGGCCGTCACCAACTTGCGTGGGCAGGACATCGACTTTACCAGGCGGACCCTCAGCAACGTCTATGCACTCGAAGTGCGGCAGCTGACGGCGCCGGGGACCGTTGGTCAGGAGGACGCGGTGCCCATCGATGTCACGGGGCGCACCTTGAGCAATGTGGGCATACTGAGTGTGGGCACGATCACGACCGACGCGGCAAGCCACAACTTTGACGCCAAGGCCCTTGCCAACGTTGCCGATGTTCGCGTCAATCCAGCCGGCACGCTCTTTGTGGACAAGGTCACCTCGGCAGGTGGTATCGCAGGGTCCGATGTGCGGTTCTTGGACGTCAATGTCGTGGGCATTCGGGACCTTCATATCACCGGCGACCTCAGCATTCGAGGCGAGTTCAACGTTATGGAGACGACGACGTGCAACACGAACCAGCTGCGCATCGACAACGATGGTACTGGGCCGGCCCTGATCGTCAACCAACAAGGGGCCGAGAGCATCTTACGTGTGGAGGACGACGAGAACGTGGTGTTCTTCATCAAGGACGGGGGTCAAGCGGCCTTTGGCTCCTTCGGGCCGTCGAACACGTGGCCGGCTGGGTATCCACATCCCATCATTCCGGAGGCCCAGGTGTACATACACAACGTGGCGACCTTGAATACCGCGGCGCTCGTGGTGCAACAGGACCATGCGTCGCAGGATATTGTGCGGCTCTCGGGGTCCACCGCTACCTCGGCTTCTATTGTGGTGGTAACGGCGGCCGGGGACCTTGGCGTGGGAGTGGGAGTGGGAAGCTCTAGTCCGGTCGCCCGCTTGCACGTATTGCAAGGTGCCGATCCATCGAGACCCATTGCATGGATCGGGACATCGGCGACCGATGCAAGTGCGCCTGCTCTCTTTGTGAATGCAACGGGTCATGTGGGCATGGGGACGGACGTGGTGGATGCCAAGTTACACATTGTCGGTGAAACGGATGCCCTTTTGCGCATCACGTCAACGGCGTTCCCGACGGACATCGAGGCCCTGATGGTGACGCGCGAGGGCCAGGTTGGCATTGGCACCATGGGCCCCTTGGCGCTCTTGGACATCGTGCAAACACCGGCCCTCAACAACGCACTCATTCACATTGGCTTGTCGGCGTCGGATCCTACCTTTGCGATCAATGCATCGGGCCGCATCGGCATGGGCACAAGCCCGCATGCGAGCCACAAGGTGCACATCGCAGGGACACTCAAGGTGGATCACATCGAGGCTGGGACGATTGGCGTAAATGCCGTGACGTCCTCGAATGTTGTGACCGACCACTTGCATGCCGTGTTTGACGTGAATGCGGCGAATGTGAACGTTGTTACCGGCCTGACATCTTCGAATGTTAGTACCGACTACTTGACAGCAGTGTATGACGTAAATGCCGAGAATGTGAACGTGGTAACCGGCTTGACATCTTCGAATGTAACTACTGACTACTTGCGTGCCGCCTTTGACGTGAATGCAGTCAATGTGAACGTGGTAACCGGCTTGACATCTTCGAATGTAACTACTGACTACTTGCGTGCCGTGTATGACGTGAATGCCGAGAATGTGTACGTGGTTACCGGCTTGACGTCTTCGAATGTAACTACTGACTACTTGCGTGCCGTGTTTGACGTGAATGCAGCCAATGTGAACGTGGTTACCGGCTTGACGTCCTCGAACATCACCGCTGATTATATGACGGCTGCCTTTGACGTGAATGCAGCCAATGTGAACGTGGTTACCGGCCTGACGTCTTCGAATGTTAGCACGGACTACTTGACAGCAGTGTATGACGTGAATGCCGAGAATGTGAACGTGGTTACCGGCTTGACGTCCTCGAACATCACGACAGACTACCTGATCGCAGCCTTTGACGTAAATGCAGCCAATGTGAACGTAGTTACCGGCCTGACGTCTTCGAACATCACGACAGACTACCTGACTGCGGCCTATGACGTGAATGCCACTAATGTGAACATAGTCACAGCCCTGACGTCCTCGACCATTCATGCGGACTACGTGACAGCTGCCTTTGACGTGAATGCGAACAACCTCAATGTTACAACAGCCCTGACATCCTCGAACATCACGACAGATTACCTAACGGCTGCGTTTGACGTGAATGCCACCAATGTGAACATCAGTACTGCCCTCACATCCTCGACCGTTCATGCGTACTACGTGACTGCAGCCTTTGACCTGAATGCGAACAACGTCAACGTAACAACAGCCTTGACGTCCTCGAATGTCACTACCGACTATCTAACAGCCGCCTATGACGTGAATGCTACTAATGTGAACGTAGTTACAACCTTGACGTCCTCGAACATCACGACAGACTACCTGATCGCAGCCTTTGATGTGAATGCAACCAATGTGAACGTGGTCACTGCCCTAACGGCCTCGACCATTCATGCGGACTACGTGACTGCAGCCTTTGACGTGACTGCGAACAACCTCAATGTTACAACAGCCTTGACGTCCTCGAACATCACCACAGACTACCTAACAGCAGCCTATGACGTGAATGCGACCAATGTGAACGTGGTCACG